TAACTCTGTAAGCAATAACAACAAAAACAACAATAACTCTGATAAGAACTATAAGTTGCTTTATGAGCTACTGAAAATAGAACAGAAAGAGTTAGAGACTAAGTACAAAGCTCTCCTCTATGAAAACAGAGTAACTAACGAATACTGTAAAGAGTTAGAAGAACAGTTAAACGAAGCTAAAGAGATGGGCTATTAGAAAGGAGCAGCAATGGCAAAGAGCGTAAAGTACTGGAAGAAGGCAAACGATATTGAAAATAAAATCATTAAAAGGATTGATAGGAAGAAATGATATACTATAATCCTTTAAGAAAGTCCTTTAGTTTATTAGAAGAAGAGCTTGAACAACTGAAAAAAGAAAATGAACATCTTCAGGAAGAGAACGAACAACTTCAGGAAGACTATAAACAACTAAAGAGTAAGTATAGGGAACTGAATGACCAATATGTACTTCTCAGAAAGAACCTTCAGACTGTAGCTAATGAAACGGTATATCTCTTTAATAGAGTATTAAAAAAGCATAGGCCTTAATAGGCATATAAAAGAAATAAACTTTATAAGGCACGGGCTGTTATGGTCCGTGCTTTTTTTATTTAAGACTATTTACTGTAGGAGGGTTATTATAATGAATAACAAATATAGGGAGCTACTGGAACAAACTGAAAGAATAGAGAAACTATTAGAAGGGCTAATAAAATCTTTAAATGATTATTTGGAGAAGGGGGGTGTACCCACTAAAGATAATAAAGGAAATAAAGGGTAGTACCCTATAAACTTTAATAAAACTCAATAGTTACGGGGACATAATAAGACTTGACATTATTATTAATAGTCTGCTTACCAAAAATATACGCAACCCATTTTACCTTTTTACCCCACCTGTTAATCTTATGCGTAAAAGAGCAGCAAAAAGACTAAAAAGTATAAAACAAAAAGGCATCAATAAGCCTTGGCGCACCCCTAATGGTCCTAAGGCTTTTGCTGTATGGGGTTCAAACACGGGTAAAGCTGAAGATGCTAAACTAGTACGCTTTGGTGACCCTAACATGAAAATAAAAAGATCTGATCCTGAACGGCGTAAAAGCTTCAATGCACGCCATAAATGCTCTTCAGCAAAAGACAAAACAACTCCAAGGTATTGGTCATGTATGGCTTGGAAAACAACAGTGGAATGGGTGTAATATGAGAAAAAAAGCTGCTAAATCTTTACTAAAAAAACTAATAGATGATATCAAAGGTACTCTTCTATCAAGCACTATTGAAAAAGCTAAAGAAGAACAGCGCATGGCAATGGATGTTCAGAAAGTAATAGACAAAAAGCTCCTAGAAGACTCTATAAAAAGGCCAAAGCCAAAGCCAAAGACCAAAGCTCAACTAATAGTAGAGAAAAAATACAAAGATCCTGAAAGGAAAAAGCGAATCGTACCTGAAGACAAGCCAAAAATAACAGAGATACTTCGTGAGTTTATAGACGCTCCTGATTATGAAAAAACAGCAATGGCCCGTAAAGCCATTTTAGAACTCAGAAATATTGATGATATGCTGGAAGAAGAACTTAAGGATTTGAAAAGCCAAGCACCTGTGCTTTTAGCCATCCCGCCATATGAACAATACAGGAGTGACCTTAGAAAGGCTGTACGAAATGAACCACAAGTAACAATATACAGGACTGTTCCTAAAGGAATAAAAAGGGCAGTTCAAAGAGCCCGTCAACTACAGGCTAAAAAAATGAAAGACGATAAAAAATGATGAAGTCACGCAAACAAGAATACAGATACGGTATGCCTGCTAAATACAGCAAAGGCTTATCAAACAAAAAAGCTAAACGCCGTGCAGCAGCACAGAAGTTGCGTAGCAAAAAGTATAAAGAAAACCCTAACGACCCAACGCTTTATGAACCGCTTCCAAGCGATGATAAAGCACCTACTAAAAGGAGCAAATACGCAGATGGCGAGTAGTGTAAAAAAGTCACTATCTAAAGTCGCAGAGCAGTATAACGCTCCCCTTGGTCCTTTACGAAGGATATACAACAAGGGTCTAGCAGCATGGTCTTCAGGGGGTCATCGTCCCGGTGCTTCACAGCATGGCTGGGCTATGGCTAGGGTCAAATCTGTATTAAAGGGTGGCAAAGCTCGTTCAGTCGATTCTAAAGAATGGGCAGCAATACAAAAGTATAGAGCTGCTAAAAAATCAAGGAGTAATAAATGAACTACAAAATGAAGAAGCTCGCAGCTATGAAGCTAATAGAAAAAATGGATGAAATAGATCCAGATGCTATTAAAGCATTCAGCATTAGTATTATGCTAAAAGATGATATGTCTGATGAAGAAGAAGATATGTTAGACGAAGATATGTCAGAAGAAGATGATTCAGAAGAAGATGATTTAGAAGAGGAAATGGAAAAAAGCTAATGGATAGAACAGATGAAGCTATGGGTTTCAAAGCAGAATACCCAAAAGCACCAAAACCAACAAAAGAAGAAGCACAGAAACTTCTACAACTCTACAAGCTACCAGCATCTATGATACCTGTGCTTGGGGCAGCTATTACTACTTGGGACATTATGAGCGATGTAAAACAAGCTTATGATAAAGGTGGTAAAGAAGCCGTAGTAGAACTACTCAAAGAAGAAGCTCCTTTTTATGCCGCAGAAGCTGTTCTCGCAGCGTTAGGGCCTATCGCTGCCGCAGCGAAAGGAACAAAGACGGCTGCCCGTGCTCTAAAAGCAGCAAAGCCAGTAAAAAAAGTTCCAAGAAATGTAAAAGTTCCCCGTGGTGCTCCCGGTGGTGGTCCATTACGCCCGCAGGACAGAGAAATAGGCAGACAACTACGCACAGACCCTGATTTTCGGGAACGTATGAGGCAGGCAGCAGCAATAAAAAGAAAGCAGAAGGCAGCCCGAGGTGCTGAAAAAAGGTTGGACCAAACAGTATCAAGCGCCACCAAGCGCAGCGCCCGTAAAGAACGACTAGACTATTTGCAGAAACAAAGGAGGTTTTACGATTCTGAAGCTGAGTTTAATAAAGATTTCAAAGAAGAAATAGACGAACTCAAACAACTTATCAGCAGAAGCGAACCTGAAAAAAAAGCAAGACGGCGTGCTCGTCAAGCAGAAAAGAAACCCCAGAGTGGGGTTGATAAACTAATCAACATCGCTCGTAAAGACCTTTCTAACGCTGAAAGGGCAGAACAAATACGAGACGCTGGTAGAAGGTTCCAAAGAGTACGAAGAGAGTTGGACGAGGTTGAGGCAAAGATGAGAAAAACACCAGCAGGTCCAACAAGAGAGGTCTTGCGAAAAGAAAGAATAAAAATAGCAGACACTTTGGACGATTTGGTTGAGTTAATACAGGATCTAAAAACTAAATGATAAAAAAAGAAGGTAAAAAATACAGGGTTTATGATAGTAAGGGTAAAAAACCCCTTTCTAAAAAGAAAAAGAGCAGAAAAGCGGCACTAAAACAACTTGCCGCAATAGAAATAAGCAAGGCAGCAAAGAGGAAATCTAAATGAGTAAAAACAAACTAGAAAAAATCTTAAATCAAATGCCATCAGCCAATAAAGACCTAGATGCTGAGGATTTAAAAGAAATGATTACTGCTTTTATCCTAGACCAACCAGATGATGAAGTAGAGAAAAGCCGTGGTACACGCTCACGACTTAAGCTTGACGCTCTCAGATTGCTTCATGATATCCTTAAGTCAGAAAACAGCGATGGACTAGAATCCGCAATCCTTTCAGTTATAGGTAAATCTAACGATTAATGGCGAAACAAAAAGATTTAGATAAAATAGTAAAAGAAGTAGAAAAGTGCAAAAGTGATTTTGTCTATTTTGCAGAAAACTACCTACATATCGTTGATAAAAACGATAAGTTAATAAAGCTACGCCTAAATAAAGCACAATCAGAAATACACGCAGATCTAGACGAAACCCCTTATTTAAAAATCCTCAAAGCTCGTCAGCTAGGCTCTTCTACCTATATTGCTGCACGCTTCTTTTGGAAAGCCCTATTCAATATAAACACCCGTGTAGTTGTAATCGCTCACACACATGAAGCTGTCAAAAGCATTTACAGCATTTACCAAAGGTTCTATACGCATCTACCCAAATGGTTAAAGATCCAAACTGAAAAAGCTTCTGCTAATGAGCTTTCTTTTGTTACAGGGTCTTCTATTAAGATTGGTACAGCTAACTCACAGAACTTTCGTGGTTCTACATTCTCTTGTATTCACGCTTCAGAAGCTGCTTATTGGAACGACATGAATAATACTATTCAGTCTTTATTCCAAACAGCTACCAACAATCCTGAAATCATCGTAGAAACAACACCAAATGGTCTAAATGACTTTTATACCTTTTGGAAAGATTCTAATGGATATAAGCAAACATTTTTATCTTGGACTGACCACACAGCATACCAGCAGAAGGAACCCAATAAGGGCTGGAAACTATCTGAAATAGAGAAAGAATATATAGCAGAACACGGGCTTAATGATTATCAGTTCAACTGGTTCCAGAAGACACTCAGAACCAGATGTTCAAACAATATTCATACCTTCAAGACAGAATATCCTGCCAGACCTGAAGATGCCTTTATTGCTTCCGGTGCTTTTGTTTTCCCAACACTAGCCAAAGACTTATTGGACGCACCAGACAAAATGGGTTGGCAACTATTCAGCCCTCCTAATAAGTATGCTTCTTATATTCTGGGAGTAGATACAGCTTCAGGTAGTCCTAATGGAGACTACAGCGCAGCTTGTCTCATAGATGTTACAGATAAAGAAAACTACAAACTTATTGGCACTTTCTACGACAGGCTTACTCTTAAAGAGTACGCAAAAGAAATAGAAAATATATTGACGAAATATGAAGCACTTGTGGTCTGTGAACGAAACAGTTACGGTCAAGCCATTATTGAGCACTTACGTTCAGCAGAGTACCCCTACTTGTACACAGAAACAAAGTTTGACAAGCTTTCTAAGACATTCACAGAGAGATTTGGCTTTTATACCTCAGCACATTCACGTCCGGTACTGATGGCGAAGCTTATTGATACGATTACGTCAAACAAAATAGAAATAAAGTGTTCTAGACTAAAATACGAGTTCTTGCATTTTATTTATTC